TTCTTCGACCTCGAAGCGGGTGATCTGGCCATCGAGGGGCTGGCGATCGACGCCATCCGGCCTCGCACCTGGACGGAATGCCGGGATTTCGCGGTGTTCATCGGCGGGCCGAACCCGGCGCTGCGCGACGATCAGGTTTACAGCGCCGCGCATTACGCAGCCGTCTGCCAGAAGTTCGGCGATCCTGAGGCCCTCGCCAAATACGACACGGTCTTCATCGACTCGATCACCGTGGCCGGGCGGCTGTGCTTCCAATGGTGCAAGGGCCAGCCCGAAGCGCACTCGGAAAAAACTGGCAAGCCCGATGTGCGCGGCGCTTACGGGTTGCACGGGCGCGAGATGATCGCTTGGCTGACCCATCTGCAGCATACGCGCGGCAAGAATGTCTGGTTCGTGGGTATCCTTGACGAGAAGCTCGATGACTTCAATCGCAAGGTCTTCGTACCGCAGATCGACGGCAGCAAGACCGGGCTCGAGCTGCCGGGCATCGTCGATCAGGTCATCACCATGGCCGAGATCAAGGGCGAGGATGGCCAGCTCCAGCGCGGCTTTGTCTGCCAGACGCTGAACGCCTGGGGCTACCCGGCCAAGGACCGCTCCGGTCGCCTTGGGCTTCTCGAGGCCCCGCATCTGGGCCGGCTCATGGATAAGATCCGCGGCCCTGTCGTGCCCGCCGAGCGGCGCCTGACCTACCAGCCGCCCCAGTTGCCCGCGCCCTCCCCGACGCAGGCCACCCCCACCGATACCCCATCAAACTGAAAGGAGCCCAGCCATGTCTGGACATTGGAACGATTTCAACGACGCGCAGTCCAACATCAACCTGATCCCCAAGGGCACGATCGCCAAGGTGCGCCTGACCATCCGCCCGGGCGGGTTTGACGATCCGGCCCAGGGTTGGACCGGCGGATATGCCAAGCGCGGCGGCACGGGTGCTGTCTATCTCGATGCCGAATACACGGTGCTCGAGGGGGCTTACGCCAAGCGCAAGATCTGGTCGATGATCGGGCTCTACAGCCCCAATGGCCCAAACTGGACCAATATGGGGCGCAGCCTGATCCGGGGCATCCTCAATTCCTCGCGCGGGATTTCTGACAAGGACAACTCGCCCGAGGCCCAGGCGCGGCGCCGGATTGCCGGCTTTCATGAGCTTGATGGCCTGGAATTCGTTGCCCGCATTGATGTCGGCACCGATACCAATGGTGAGGAGAAAAACGAGATCAAAAGCGCGCTGGCGCCGAACCATCGCGATTACGCGTCAGTGATGGGCCTTGCGGCGTCCGCCATGCGAAATGCGCCCGTCGCAGCCTACCATCCCGCGCCCAGCACGCCGCCACAGGCAGCGCCGATGGGCCACGGCTATGGCACCGCGCCGCAAGCCCCGCAGCAGCCAGCCCAAGCGCTGGCGCAGCCCCCAGCGAGCCCCGGGTTTGCCGGTCGGCCAAGCTGGGCAGAGTGAGGGGGTCGGCCATGCGACTGCGTCCCCGCCAGAAACTCTTCGTCGAGCGCAGCCTGGCTGCGCTCGCCACCCGCGCAAATACGCTCGGCATTGCGCCCACGGGCTGCCATGCGGCTGGCACGCCGATCCTGATGTTCGATGGCAGCACAAAGCGCGTGGAGGACATCGTTGTCGGCGATGTGCTCATGGGCCCGGGCAGTGCCGCGCGCCATGTGCTTGAACTGCATCGCGGTCGTGATCAGATGGTCGAGATCCGGCCCCTCAAGGGCAGCCCCTTTGTTGTTAACCTGGGTCACATTCTCACCTTGGTGCGCACAAATGACGGCATGCCCGCAGGCTGCCGGAACCGTGATGGCGAGTTGGTGGACATCAGTGTCGCCGATTGGCTCGCCGCTTCAGACAGCTTTCGGCATCTTCATAAACTTGTGCGGATGCCCGCGGACTTTCCTGAGCGCGCCGCCCCGGACCTCGATCCGTATCTTCTGGGCATCATCCTGGGCGATGGCGGCATCACCAACTGCGTCTCGGTGACCACGCCGGACATCGAGATCGTCGAAACGCTCTATCGCTCCGCGGCCCAGATGGGGCTCAGGATCCGGTGTGCCCAGCTGCCCGACAATGCGGCCAACACTTATTTCCTGCTCGATGACCGGTCACAGGGCAACGCACTGATCAACCAGCTGCGCGCCCTTGACCTCTTCGGCAAGAAATCTGCCGAGAAATTCATCCCCGACGCGTACCGGCTTGGGTCGCGGGCCACCCGCTTTGCCATGCTGGCAGGTCTCCTCGATACCGATGGCCATCTGATGAATGGCCGCTGTTTCGAGTTCGTCAGCAGGTCGCCACGCTTGGCTGCTGACTTGGTCTTCATCGCCCGCAGCCTCGGGTTTCTTGCGAGTATAGCCGAGAAGGAAGTGGGCGGGCAGATCTATCAGCGCGTCCATATCTCTGGTGATCTTGATCAGATCCCGACGCGGGTGCTGCGCAAACAGGCCCCGCCCCGAAAGCAGAAAAAGAACGTGCTGCGCTGCGGCTTCACCGTCCATGCGGTCGGCGAGGGAGAGTATTTCGGGTTCGCGGTCGATGGCGACCACCGTTACCTGATGGGGGATTTCACCCTCACGCACAACTCGGGCAAGACCATCATGCTCTCCGCCGTAGCAGGGGAGCAGATCGGCGACACCGATGCCAAGGCCTGCGTCCTGGCCCATCGGGACGAGTTGACAGAGCAGAACCGCGCGAAGTTCGGGCGGGTCAATCCGGCAATCACCACCTCCGTGGTGGATGCCGCGACCAAGTCCTGGGGCGGTCAGGTGACCTTCGCCATGGTCCCGACGCTGACGCGCGAACGCAACCTTGCCGCCATGCCGAAGCTTGACCTGCTCGTTATCGACGAGGCCCATCACGCGGTCGCCGACAGTTACCGTCGCATCATCGATCATGTGCGCGATGCCAATCCAGAGGCGCGCATCTTCGGCGTCACGGCCACGCCGAACCGGGGTGACAAAAAGGGGCTGCGGGCGGTCTTCGACAACGTTGCAGACCAGGTGCGGTTGGGTGAGCTGATCGCTTCCGGTCACCTGGTGCCACCGCGGACCTTCGTCATCGACGTGGGCGTGCAGGACAAGCTCAAGGCCGTGCGCAAGACCGTGTCGGATTTCGACATGGCGGAAGTGGCCGAGATCATGGACCGCGCGCCGATCACCGAGGAGGTGATCCGCCATTGGCAAGAGAAAGCAAACGACCGGCCCACGGTCGTCTTCTGCTCGACAGTGGCTCATGCCGCGCATGTGGCTGAGGCCTTCAATGCGGCCGGCATCCCCACGGGGCTGATCCATGGCGATCTGCCTGGCGAGGAACGGCGCAACATTCTGGAGGCCTTCGCCCGCGGCGAAATCCGCGTCATCACCAACGTGGCCGTCCTCACGGAAGGCTGGGACCATCCGCCGACCTCCTGCGTCGTGCTGCTGCGCCCAAGCTCATACAAATCGACCATGATCCAGATGGTGGGCCGGGGCCTGCGCACCGTCGATCCGGCCGAGTTCCCGGGCGTCGTCAAGACCGACTGTATCGTTCTGGATTTTGGCACCTCGAGTCTGACCCATGGCACGCTGGAGCAGGATGTCGCTCTCGATGGCAAGACGGAAACCGGCGAGGCCCCGACGAAGACCTGCCCGTCCTGCAAAGCTGACATCCCGCTGGCTTGCCGCGAGTGCCCGATCTGCGGGGAACTCGTGGCAGACGATGAGGACGATCCTAAGAGCCAGGAAGCACCGGACGGTGAACTGTCCGGTTTTGTGATGACGGAAATCGACCTCCTGAAGCGCTCAAGCTTCTCCTGGGTCGATCTTTTCGGCTCCGAGGATGCGCTGATGGCCACAGGCTTCACGGCCTGGGGTGGCATCTTCTGGTACCAGGGCCAATGGTACGCGGTCGGCGGTCGCAAAGGGGCACAGACCCGGCTTCTGGGCATCGGCGAGCGGTCGGTGTGTCTGGCACAGGCCGATGACTGGCTCAACGCGCATGAAACCGACGAGAGCGCGTTCAAGTCCCGCGGCTGGTTGAGCCAGCCCGCCACCGACAAGCAGCTGCAATATCTCTCGCCAGCGGCGCGCAGCGACTATGGCCTGACCCGCTACAAGGCCTCTGCGCTGATGACCTTCACCTTCAACAAGCGCGAGATCCGCAGCTTGATCATAGCTGCGGCGCCAACCGCGCGGGCGGCCGCATGAGCCATGTCGCGCAAATGCAATCCCCGCCCGCAGAGGCTGCGGATCGCCCGGGCTTTGATCGCCTCTGGCATCCGCGAGGTCAGCTCTGCGCCGCCTGCACATCGCGCACGCGCGGCTTTGGCTGGTTCGATCCGAACAAGTCTCGCGGCAAACGCACATACCGCTGGTTTTGCTCGATGCAGTGCCAGTCGATCTTCACCCGAAAAGCCAAAAGAGGATTGAGCATGGTGGATTTCACCGAAGAGGAAACCCAGGCGCTGCCCGCCGTGATGCGTGCGCTCGCGCCCGAAATGGAGCGGATCGGCTGGGACCGGACGCTGGGCCAGCTGACCCGGGGCGACATGCACCGGCTGATCGTCGTCACGGTAGAGGCTTTCCGTGCAGAGATGTTCCAGATCGCCAGCCAGTCGGAGGTGCCCTTCTGATGCTGGATTACAACCACACGCCCAGCTTCGCCGACCAGGTCAACGAGAAGCTCGACGCCGCCATCACCGCCGAAAACGCCACGCGCGCGCCCCGTGACTACCTCGGCGGTTCCCGCCTCGGGGATGCTTGTGAACGCGCCTTGCAGTTCGAGTTCACCGCCACGCCGAAGGATGAGGGCCAGGATTTCAGCGGCCAGTCTTTGCGCATCTTCGCCATCGGCCACGCGCTCGAGGATCTGGCCGTCGCCTGGCTCAGACAGGCAGGCTTTGACCTCTACACGCGCAAAGGCAACCGGCCCGACGGCGGGCAGTTCGGCTTCTCCGTCGCGGGTGGGCGTATCCGCGGCCATGTCGATGGCATCATTGCCGCCGGCCCCGAGGGCTTTGGTCTTGCCGTTCCCGCGCTCTGGGAATGCAAGACCATGAACGCCAAGAACTGGCGCGCCTGCGTCAAGGACGGCGTGGCGAAGTCGAAGCCGGTCTACGCGGCCCAGATCGCGGTCTACCAGGCCTACATGGAGGCGCAGGTGCCGGGGATCTCGGCCAACCCGGCGCTCTTCACCGCGATCAACAAGGACACGGCCGAGCTTTACCACGAGCAGGTCCCGTTTGACGCCGAGTTGGCGCAGCGCATGTCGGATCGCGGTGTGCGCATCCTGCGCGCCACGGATGCGGGCGAGTTGCTGCCCCGCGTCGCCGCCAATCGTGACTTCTTCGAATGCCGGTTCTGCTCCTGGGCCGAGCGCTGTTGGGGGCTGCCCACATGACCGATGCCCCGAAAGACCCGCCCGAAAACGATGACACAGCGAAGGAGGCCGCAATGGCTCACGATCACGATGACCGCCCCGAGATGCCAGAACCACCGAAGGAGAACCTCGTTCATTTCAACCCATGGCGCGATTTCAACGACGCCGCCCCCATGGTCGATGTGTTCGGCGACGAGCCTGATCCAGAACAGATTGCCCAGTTCATGGAGGTGGTCTTCGGCTATTGCGACGGGCTGATCCCCGTCCGGAGCTTCATCGATAAGGGCCAGGGGATCGATGGCCGGCCGCATAACATCTGGCTCGAGGCGAGCGAAAACACCACCGAGAAGATGTTGACCTTCGCCAATTGGGCGGCGCGCGAAGGCGCGGCGGTCTATGTCATCCCTGGTACTGTTGCTGCGAGCGGGCAGGCCAAGGCTGGCGACATTTTGCAGATGCAGGCTGTGGTCGTCGACATCGACACCGGAGACATTGCCGCCAAGCGCGCCCACCTGGAGCGCCATCTCGGCCCGCCGACCATGGTCGTGGAAAGCGGCGGCATCACGGCGGAGGGCCAGCGCAAGGCCCATGTCTGGTGGAAGCTGACCGAACCCGCAGAGGGCAGCGATATCGCCCGCGTAACCCGCCTGCGCGGTGACATTGCCGCCAAGGTTGGCGGTGACATGCACTTTCGCTCCGCCCACCAGCCCATCCGAGTGGCAGGCTCGGTCTATTACAAGAACAGCCTGAAGACCCAGGTTCAGATCGTTCAACTGAACGCCGGCCGCGAACGCGATCTGGCCGAGTTCATCGAGGCCGTGGCCGACATGCCGCCCGCGCCGGGCGTCAATCTCGCGCCGGATTTCACCGCGCCCGACAAGCCGCGCGTGGACGAGGTGCTGGTCACCCCGGTGCGCGAAGGCGGTCAGGATGACTGGTCGCGCTTCGAGGGCGCCTCGGCCGCGATCGGGTATTTCATCCGCATGGTCCATGAGGGACGGCTATCCAAGGATGAGGGCTGGGAGGCGATCTGTGGCTACAACGCGGCCATGCTGCGCCCCCAGTGGCCGGTGGAACGGCTCAAGCGCGAGTCCGAACGGCTCTGGGCCATCCATGTCGAAAAGCATGGCCCGCCCGTCATCCGGCTCGACAGTGCGGCGCCCGCCCCGGACGAAATGCCCACCTTCACCCTCGGCGCGCTGCTGGATGACACGAGCCCCATGCCGGCGGATATCATCGCACCCCGCGTGCTGACGCCGGGTGGGCTCTTGGTGCTGGGCGGCGCACCCAAGGTGGGCAAGAGCGACCTGCTGATCTCCTGGCTCGTGCACATGGCCGCAGGCCAGCCCTTCCTTGGCTTCACGCCGCCGCGGGCGCTGCGGATCTTCTACCTTCAAGCGGAGATCCAGTATCACTACCTGCGCGAGCGCATGCAGCAGATCACCCTGCCGCCAAGCCTCATGGCCGGTGCCCGCGACAATCTGGTGGCGACGCCGAAGCTGAAGATGCTGCTCGACACCGAGGGCAGTGTGCATGTTGCCCAAGCCATCCGGCGCGCCTTTCCGGCCGAGCCCGTGGACATCATCTGCATCGACCCGATCCGGAACCTTTTCGACGGCGGCCCCGAGGGCGGTGGCGAAAACGACAATGCCGCCATGATGTTTTTCCTCAAGGACCGGGTCGAGGTTCTGCGCGATCACATCAACCCTGATTGCGGCGTGATCCTCGTCCACCACACCAAGAAGCTCAGCAAGCAGCAGGTCAAGGATGACCCGTTTCTGGCCCTCTCCGGCGCAAGTGCGCTGCGCGGCTTCTACACCTCTGGTCTGATCCTGCACCGGCCCGACGAGGAAAGCCCGCAGCGCAAGCTGGAAATCGAGCTGCGCAACGGGCCCGCGCTCGCGGCGAAGATCATCGACAAGGTCAAAGGTGAATGGGTCGAGATCAACCCCATGAACGAGCGGCTGGTCCGTCAGGAGGTTGGGGCGAAGCACGATGCCGAACGCGATCGCAAAGGCGATGTCATCTGCGGCCTTTTGCATGAGGAGGCCCTTCAGGGCCGGATGTACACCATGACCTTGTTCGCCGAGACCTTCGAGAACACCGGAGGTTTGGGCGGCCAATCGATCATCCGCGAACGGCTGAACGTGCTGACCACGAAAGGCTATGTAAAGTTCGTCCGCGGGGAAGCTGCGACTGCGCTGGACCTCGCCACTGAACGCAGCAAGTACGGCTATCTTTGCGTCGAGGCCATGCGCCTTGCGACCAGCCGGGACCATGTCGACCCCGATACCGGGGAGATTACACCGGAGCTGATTGATGTGCTCCCCAGCCATTACAAATGCCCCCAAACCGGCGCCGTGCTGCCCGTCGAAAACCCGTCCGTGTGGGTCTATCGCGACACGGAGGAAGCACGATGAAACACGTCGTTCTGCCCTCCAAAATCTGGGGTCCATGTTCCGAAATCTGGCCAGATTTTGCAAAATCTGCCTCCCGCGCAAAATCTGAAATCTGGTTTTTCCTGTTATTTTTCAATGCGTTGAAGGTGCCCTGCCAGATTTCGGAAGGGGGTTTGCGAAATCTGCTCCGAAATCTGGAAATCCTCAATGAAATCAGTGGTCTGTACCAGATTTCAGATTTCAGAAAAATCCCCCCTAAAGGGGTAGGTGACCTCCCCGCTGTAGGCGGGGGAGGCCACCACCTACCCCTGGGCAATCTTCTCGGGCCGAAGTTCCGGCCCGCGAGCAATCCGACGACGGCGGCCGGTACCGCCAAGCATCAACCGCCGTCGTCTTCCACCCGAGCAGCCAACCAGAAAAGGAGACTACCCATGGCTGACCTGACTCTCGTCAGCGCTAATGCCGGCGCAACCCCGAAAATGCCGCCGCCCGAGCGCGGCCGGACAATCCTCGCGCTCGACCTCGGCACGACCACCGGCTGGGCCCTGCGCGGCTTCGGCGGCCTGATCACCAGCGGTACGGCCAGCTTCAAACCTGGCCGCTATGATGGCGGCGGCATGCGCTATCTCCGCTTCACCA